GATATTCTCTAATGTAAGGCAGACGAAAGATGCTATTTGTATGGCAGTTGGTGCAATAGCACAGCCAGTTGTATCACAGCCTTATGTGGTTGAACCTATACCTCTTTCAAACGCGGTGGCAATAGAGCTTTTCTACCACTATGGTACAAAAGCAGTAATGCCTGATTTGATTAAGTATGCGGATATGAGTACATTCTCAGTCTAGTTCTTTAATAGTTAAATTAAGGGGCGAAGAAAATGGACGAAGTCGTTGAGAGAATTAAAACCTATGCGTTAGTTATAGATCCTGATCTATCTGACAACGAGGTTCTGGAACAAATTGTTAGGGAAGTAATTGATAGAGTTTTGATATATACAAATAGATACCAGTTAGTTTCTGGATATGAGAGGTTTCTAAAAGGGGAATATTATGAAGGAAACTATACTGTTGATGTTGATGGAAATAGGCTACCAATTTTACCAATCCCTATTGAATTAGAGAGATCTATTGCGAAAGTGGTAGTTTCTAGTTACAAGGGGATTGATAAATTGGTTAATTCTGAAAATCCTGAAATTAGAAGTATATCAGATAACGGACAATCAATTGCTTATGGTGAATACGTAGGAAATTATTTTAGTTCTAAAGACGACTCGGACATCTTTGCCTCTACTAAAAATATTCTGGATAATTTCAGGATACCAGTAATAGTTAAAACCGAGTTTTTCTATGAGGATTACAGAGGATTATAAAAAAAGTATTGCAAAGACCTTTTATGACAAAGAAATACAAAGATATAGCATAAAAAAGGACACTGATGATGAAGGCTGGGTCGGTGAAGAGGTTTTACAAGAAGGCAATTCATTCTATGGAAATGTCCAATATGGAAATCTTGGTAGGGTTCTAAAAGAGCAGGGAGTAGAGATCGAGGGTGATTTAGCAATTACGACCAATGAGACATGTTCTATTGGGGAGATTTTGGGATTTGGCAATTACTATTACAAAGTATCAAAGTTTCTGAAATATGATACTCATAATTTAGTTGTTTGTGATATATGGCAGGAAAGACAGTCGTTGTCGGTATAAAAAACTTAGAGAAATGTATTAATAAGTTTAAATCGGTTGAGGATATAGATCTAACACCTGTGATTAGCAAGGCAACGAGGATTGTTCAGCGAGATGCCAAGATACTAGCTCCGGTTGATACTGGAAATCTTATGAACCATATATTTGCAAAGACCTTGAAAAAAGAAACTGTATCTGGTGCAACTAGTGCGGTCGGTGTAGTGTATACAAATGTAGAGTATGCAGTATATCAGGAGTATGGTTGGAGTAGAACATACCCAAGTGGAAAGACTGTTGTATATTCAGGAAAAGCATTTATGAGACCAGCACTACAAAAGAACAGTGGTTTAATAGATAGAATGATCGAGAAGTATATACAAGATAAATTAAAAACTATTAAGAAATGATAGAGCCTAAAAGTCAGATATACACAATATTAAAAAAGGTAACTAACAATGTCTATCAAGCAATGCCAGAAGTAAATGTTGTATATCCTTGTATTATCTATTCTATCAGTGGAAATGAACCACAATATACGGTTGATCAGGAATTAGAATACCAAATAGTAGAGGCAAAGATTGATATTTATGATAAAACGAGTAAAGGGACAGGAACTTTACTTGTTAGTCTTGTAAATGAAATGCTGGATAATGGATACAGAATGACATACTGTGCAGATATCCCGAACGAAGACAGTAGCCATATAAGTACATTATTCAGTACAATAATATAAATGAAAAGGTTTAATTTATTATTTTAGAGAAAATGGCAACAAAAAGTTTAGGAACAACCCTAACAAAGACGAAATCTGGAAGCGAGTCAACAGACCTAGTAATAAGTGGACTTACTTCTATTGGTGAAGTCGGAGTTGAAAGTGATGAAATTGATGTAACAACACTTTCAAGCACAGGAGGTTTCAAAGAGTTTATTGCTGGTTTTAAGGACGCTGGTGAAGTTTCTTTAGCAGGATACATTTCTGATGAGGACCAAGTAGAGGCTTTACTTACACTAGCAAGTTCGCAGTCAATAGAAAAGTGGACAATAACCACACCTAATGGTGCAACTTGGAAGTTTGACGCTTTTGTAAAATCATTCAAAGAGAGTGAGGCGACAATTGACGGAGTTAGGGGATTTAGTGCAAGTCTGAGAATTAGCGGTGAACCAGAGTACACAGATGGTAGTGCAAGTGTATAAGATATGGGGCAGGGAACTGCCCTGTATTTTTGAAACGAAATAACTTTTAACAAATAAAATAAATGGAAAATGATAAGAGTATTAAAACTGATTTAGATTTTAATGCAAAAAAAATTGCTAAACTAGAGAAGGAGACTGGTTTGCCCTTCTTAGAAATCTTAAGTAAGTTTAGCATTGAAAATATAAACCTACTCATTAAGTACGGATTGGAGGTTGATGAAGAGACTGCTTATGTTCTGATTAATGAGTATCTAAAAGAAAAGGACATAACAGAATTATATGTTTTAATTTTGGAGGAGTTACAAAATAAAGGTTTTTTACCACGAACAGTCAATCTAAAAGAGATATTGAGCAAAACTCAGGAGCAAATGAAAATGTAGAAGGCTGGTTCTGGAAGTACTGGGAAGAAAATGAAAAAGTGGCAATAACAGTAGGGCTTAGTATTGAACAGTATTGGGATTTGAACCCTAAGCAATTTGAAAAATATATAAAGGTTTATGTAGAAAACGAAAGAAAGAAATTAAAGGAGGCTGATACGAATAACTTTAATCTTGGGAAGTACATTGCATATGCAGTAAACGACCCGAAGAAGTATCCAAGAAAGCCTTTCTTAGAAGACAAACTAAATAAAATGGAAATGGACGAAATGGTAGGAAAAGAAATGAGTGTTGAGGAGATGGAAGAAATGATGAAAAGAAATACCATAATTTTAGGTGGCAAGATTAAGAAAAATGGCAAAAGAAACAGTTGAAGAATTAGAAGTTCTAATCACTGCAAATGCAGATAAATTAAAGCTGGAACTTGAAAATACAAATACAAAACTTTCAGAATTGCAAAATCAAGTGGGTGGCGTTAATAAGAGTATTGGAACTAATCTAGTCGGTTCTATAGTTAAAGCGAACATTGCCACGAAAGTTCTTACTGGAATATTAAGAACAACGGCCAATATTACAAAGACAGTCATTACGAAGACTTTTCAATTAGGTAGCCAATACACAAGGTTAAAGACAGCAACAGAAGTTGTTACCAGAAATATGGGAATGACAACCGAACAGGTAGAAGGGCTTAGAGATGCTCTGGAAGATGCAAATACTTATGGTACTCAAGCAGAGAATGTTATTAAAACACTTGCCTTATCAGGACTTGTGGATATGGCAAATGGATTAAAAGCTATTGACGCTAGAACAGGCAAAGCGGTAGAAGGTACAACAGCTCTAATTCTAACCATGAAGGATCTAGGGGCAACTGCTGGAATTGATAGTGCAGAGGCTATTGATAGATTAAGTAAGTTCGTAAGAAGGGGAGAGATAGCATTTGCCGATGGACTTGTTGAAATTGGTAATATTAATATGGCTTATAAAGAATATGCCGATAGTATTGGCAAATCTGTAATGCAGTTGTCGGCACAAGAAAGGGCACAAGTCAGATTAAACATCATAATGGAAGAAGGAGAAAAATCGCTAGGAGCTTATGCCGCAACAATGCAAACTTCTGGAAAAGCGACTTTGAGCGTTGGGAATGTAATTACTTCTGTTTTTGAAAGGCTCGGAAATTACATGGAGCCTATATTTGCTAGTTTGTCATTGGCAACATTCGATTTTGTTAGCGCAATAAGGAGTGCGTTGATTGGAAATGCTCAGACATTTCAGCAATGGGCGATAACCGTGGCTGGGTATGTGGTTGCTGTTATTAGAGTATTGGGATCTTATTTGATGAAAATCCCTGTCATAGGGAAATACTTTAGTTCGCTTGCTAATTTCTCGCTAAAACCTGTTGCTGTAACTTTAGGCAATATTCAAGATAGTGCAAATGGTGTTGCAAGTAGTTTTGACGACGCTGGAGCAAGTGCAAAAAAGATGAAAGACGAACTTGCTGGTTTTGATGAAATGACGGTGTTGAATAAGGAAGAAGAAGGAGGGGCAACTACTGGTATTGTAGGTGGAGTTAGCACAGGTCTTGGAAATCTCGGACAAATGTTCGATATGAGTGCAATGAACGAGCAAGTTGAACAAATCAATCAAATAGCCAATTCTGTGCAAGGGAGTGTACAAGAGAAAATGGACTCGATTAAGAATACTCTTGAAACGACTGGAAAAGCAGTTCTAGCATTTATCGGTATTTTTCTAGTACTAAAAACTCTTTCAACAGTTGGTTCTGCTATTTCTGGAGTAACTACAATTTTTGGTGGGCTTGGAAAAATGCTGGGGGCATTACCGCCTCAGGTGCTAATTATAATTGGAGTAATAACTGTACTTGCTGGATTAGCGTATGTTGTCTGGAAAAACTGGGAGCCGATTAGTGAATGGTTCAAGCAATTATGGGAGAATGTTAAGACTTGGTTTAGTGAAGGTATTGCTGGAATAACCGCCTTGTTTAATGCTTATGCCGATTACTTTAAATTAAAAATTGACTGGATTGGAATTATTTTCAATAAGATGGTTTCAGATATTACTGCGTGGGGATCTAATCTATGGAACAACTTAAAGAACGGAGCGACTGGAGCTTGGAACAGTATAACTGGAGTATTTAGCAGTTTAGGAAATTGGTTCAGGAACATTTTTTCAAGTGCATGGAATGGTGTTGTCTCAGTGTTTAGTTCTGGTGGAAGTGTTTTTGCTGGAATACAAAATGGAATATTTAATACATTCAGGGCAGTTGTTAATAGTTTAATCAGTGGAATAAACACGGTTGTTAGCATTCCATTTAACGCAATTAATTCGGCGATTAATTCAATAAAGAAAGTTAGTATAGCAGGAATTAAACCTTTTAATTTCCTCTATACAATATCTGTTCCTAGAATACCAATGTTGGCAAAAGGTGGAATAATAGACAGTCCTACAATGGCAGTTGTGGGTGAAGCTGGAAAAGAAGCTGTGTTGCCATTAGACCGAAATACTGGTTGGGCGGAAGAAATTGCTAGGTTAATTAATCAGAACAATGCAGGGCAACCTATACAATTAATTGTTAAAATAGGTGATGAGAAGATAGGAGAAAAATTAATTGATTACATAAATGAAAAAGGGCTAAGAACAGGTGCTAATATATTAAACATATAGAGATGATAACTTTATTAAAAATAGGTACAACAGATTTGACAAGTTATTTAACGGAGTACACGGTCAGTTATCAGGACATGTGGACAGAAGCAGGAAGAAACCTTGCTGGAAACTTGAAAGCTACCTTTGTTGGGACAGTTCCGAAGATTAGTTTAACATTTAGACAATTGACAAAGTCTGAGGCAAATACTATTGCTGGACTGCTTAATGGACATAGTTTTTCAGTTACTTGGTATGATATTCA